TTAATGGTACAGGCGACTGGAGTTGAACCAGTGACCTCCGGATCCACAAGCTAGTAGCTAGATCAAATTTTCATTGTTGTTTCAGTGTGTTACAATTGGCGTGGCGCTCTTGTGGCGCTTTTCCTATCTCAGCTTCCAGATCGGTATTGTGGGATGCACCATATGCGGGCTGGAGGCGTCGGACCATTCGTCCAGGCGATAGGGTGCCATGGTTCCGGTCGGTTTGTCGGTCAGCGTCTGGCCTAGCGTCTTTCCGAATTCGGCGAGGGCTTCAGCTCTGCCTGGTGCTGTGACGTGAATGGTCGGATTCCCCGGTACGACCTCGAGCGCAAAGAATGGCATCTTGGTTATCCCTTGAGCTGCGTCAGGTCTGGGTTATACCAGCTTTTCCACGCCGCGGGCGCGCTGGCGATCGGCGTCCTCGTCCGGCCAAAGGTGGCCGTAGGTGTCAAGGGTCATCTTCAGGGTCGCGTGACCGATCAGCTTCTGCAGCCGCTTTGGTGAAATGCCCTGTTCGATCTGGAGTGAGGCGTAGACGTGGCGCAATGTGTGCGGGCCGAATAGTGGAGCTTTGTAATCGGCGTTGGCAGCCGCATTGTTCCGGATGTGCTCGTCCGCTAGCGTGGCGGCGACCAATCCGCAATGGTTCATCAAGGGGGTCCAGAACCATGCGCGGAAGCTGGGGTAGGACCAGATTCCGCCGCTCTCATTCGGGAAGGCCATGAGGGGCGCCGAGGCATCCGTGCTTGCGATGATCTCTCCTGCCTGGGCCCGTTCGTTTCCCGCTCTCCTGTCCGCGAGGGCGGCCCTGCGGCTCAGTTTCTTCGGTTGGGGCTTGGGCGCCTTCAGGAGCCACAGGCGCAAAGCCTGTGCCGTCTCTGGGCCGAGATCGACCTCACGCCGGCTGGCGGCACTCTTCACTGAGCCGATGACGTTGTAGCGATCAGCGCGCTGATAAATCTCAAGCTTTGGCCGATCGCCCTTAAGATGGCAGGCCTCTCTCGGCAGCCCGCGAAGTTCGGACATGCGCAAACCGCCGAACATGAGGATCTGAACTACTGCAAGGGCGCGGCCGGTGTCGTCGAACGACCTTGCGCCTTCTATGAGGGCTTTCAATTGTTCTCTGCTTGGAAGCTCAAACGATGCGTCCTTGCCGGCATCGGGACGCCGTTTGACTTTGACCTCGGTGTCGCGGATGGGATTGCTTGAGAGCCAGCCGCTGCGGGCGCCATGCTTACATATCTGCGACAAGGTGGTGCGGATTTTCGTGATGGACTTTGCGTTCACCCGGCCAATTAGGCGATTAAGGAAGAGCTGCGCCTCTGGTGTGCCGAGGGAGGAACATCGCGTATCGGCCAATTCGGCATCGCTCAGGATGTGGTTGTTGATGTGGCTACGCAGCATATCGATGTAGCTGCGCTCGCGTTCTCCGGTGTCGACCAAGCTCTGCATGTATTCGAGATAGTCTGTTGCAAGCTGCCGGAAGGGCGCCGATGATGTTGGGCGGCTGCCTTCAACCTCTATGCGCTTGGCGTTCGCCTCGCGGGAGGTGTCGAACATTTCCGATACACGCTTACCGCTGGCGTCGGTCCAGACTGTTTGAAAGCGGACCTTTCCGCTTGGGAGTTTGCGCTTGCGGATATAGGCCATGGTTGGGAAATCGCATCAATTCGCTTGGATCGGACTCTAGCTGTGATCGGGTGTCAAGGTTTTCGGGGCCTTGAGGGCGGCCACAAGCTCGGATTTGAAGGCATAAATCCCGAAACCTGAGAGTTTCCGAATGGGGAGCGCGCCCGCGGTGCGGGCGTGGTAAACCTGCCGCACCGTCCAGGAGGCACCAAGGGTCGTGAGAAACTTGGCGATTTCCTCCGGCCCTTTGACCATTTCGTCTGCGACCAGGTCGGGCGGGTTGGTATGTACATTCATGGCTTTTCCCCGAACAGGTTTGGGGTGTTTTCCGCGTGATAGCCTTTGTCCCAGCCGAGTTCGCGCGCCTTCCATTCGGCTAGGCGAATGGGGCGCTCTTCGCCGGCAAAGGCGCCTGCGAGCTCGCGGGTATCGTTTTCATGGAACACCGAGCGGGGCAGCCAGATTGGCTGGCGATGGGCTCCGCGCGAGACGAGGACTGATGCAGGGCGCACCTCATGGATGCGCAACCGGACGAAGGTATATCGGCGCTGGTTCATGGTGTCCCATAGAATGTGGTGTGTAACCGCAAACTCTTGATCAGGTTTGCGCTATCGGCCCATCGCACATGGCCGAGCCACGCAGCAGTGAATTTGCGCAACCGCTCCGCATCACCTCGATCGCGATAGGCTTTGAGTTTGCGGCGTGCGCGCGTGACGCTCGTCTTTCGTAGCAGCTTGTGAGTTCTCCAGATGCGATAACCCAGAAAGTTGATGCCGCGTGTGGCGCTGGCGATGGACCATTTTGAGAAGGTGAGGCCGAGGTGGTCTCGCGCATAGGCTTCGATCGACTGCTTCACGCAGCGCAGATGGTCTGGGCTTTTTCCGAGCACGACGACATCATCCATATAGCGATACCAGAGGCGTTCTTTGAGAATTTGCTGGAGGTGCCGATCAAGTGTCGCGCCAAGATATAGGTTGGCGAAGATCTGCGATGTCAGGCTGCCGATCGGAAGTCCGATGCCATCGCGTGATATCATCGCCTCTATCAGTCTCAGCGTCGCGCGGCAGGAAATTTTTGCTTCGATTAGCTTCCAGAGCGTGGCGTGATTGATCGATGCGAAATAGGCGCGGAAGTCTGTCTTGAGGAAGTGGAGGGGAGCGCCGCTGCGTGATATGCGCCGCATCTCGCTCTGCAATTGCTTCACGCCGACGTGGACACCTTTGCCGGGGCGGCAGGCAAAAGCGCGCGGTAACAGAGTAGCTTCGAAAATCGGCCCAATGATGAGGCATAGTGCCTGCTGGGCGACACGGTCGCGGAAAGGAAGCGCTGAAATCAGCCGCTTTTTTGGGTCGAATACGTGGAACTGATAGGGCTCACCTGGTGTGTACAGTCCTTCGCGCATCTCATGGGCGAGATCAGCAAGGTTGAGTGGTGCATATTCTTTGAACTCGAGATAGCCGGACGATTGCCTTTTGCCGGCACTGGTGAGCCGGTAAGCCTCGGCCAAGTTCTCCGGCGAGGTGATTTTGTCGATCAGGTTTCGAAATCGTCGGGTCATTTCATTACGGCCAATTGAGAGGGGTGCCGGCCGCGGGTCTCGACGGATTGCTCCGCTACGCCCCGCTATGCCGGACCTTGAAGTGTGTTCGCCGAAGCAGGACGAATGGGCTGACCACCAGCCTTGACTGGATGTGGCCGGCCGGCGAGACCGTAATCTGCACCGAGCCGAAATCTGGTCGTCACTGCGGCCCCGAGCGCCCAAATTGTCGTTCGAGTTGTCGTTCCAGTTGTCGAGGTTCGCGTAGCGCGAGCCCGCGTTATTGTCGTTGAACCACGACCCGCCGAAAATGGAGGCACGCGGCTGCGTCATGTCCCCACCCGCCCTTTTCGTGGGCTTGTGACCTCCGAAACCTTGAGCTTTTGCTGCCAAGCGTTGAGCATGCGCCCGGCCTCAGCAAGCCGGGCTAACGCCACGGCATGCTGTTTTGGGGTGACAATGCGGATGCCGTCCTGACAGAGTAGACGAAGAAATGCGCGCAAAGTCGCGAATTCTGCATCCACGGCATATAGCCGGGATATCTGCCGCGACTTGGCGGCATGATAGAGGCCACCGATGGGTGCAAACAAGGCAGCCAGAACCGTGTCTCGCAGCACACCGTGGCGGCGCGGGCTGTTTTGCAGAATCGGGTAGATATAGGTCACAAAGGCCTCGTATTTCTCGACGATTGCCAAAGCGCTGACCGCTGAGGTTTCATCTTTGGCAATCATCGAGATCTCCGAAATTTCAGAGGCCGCCGCTGTCGCGTCGGCTAAGCAAGTTGCAGGTGGTCACTGCGGCCCCGAGCGCCCAAACTGACGAACGAGTTGTCGATCCAGTAGCCCAGGTACGCGAAGCGCGAGCCCGCGACACCGCCGCTGAACCACGACCCGCCGAAAATGGAGGCACGCGGCTCATCCGGATCGCCGTCATGACCCCAAACCCACAGATTGCCGGTCGCCTGCATCACGCCGAAGCGGCTGGTGCGCGGCGCATCAATGCCAGTGGTTTCGGGATCGCGCGAGGCGGCTGTCTTTTCGGTCACTCCGAAAGATGCGGCAAAGAACTCATAGACGCTGAGCAGTCCTTTTCCATGCGCTGCCATTACTGCTTTGGCTGTCGCGTAGTCGAAGCTTGCTGTTTTTTTGCCTTCTGCATTGATTGGCAAGTCTTCTCCATCAGCAATAGTCACACCAAACTTGCTGGTGCCATTGCTGAGGTGATGTGTGCCGGTCAGATAAATGTCGCACCAGAAGCGAGTGCCGTTGGCTTCAACCAGAACCATTCCCCGCGGATCAGGGCACGCCGGGCGGAAGCCGACATCCCAAAGCGAGCAGGGGTTGATCGCTGGAATGTCATCGCCCCCACTTCTGGCCGTCGCATTTCCGCCAGTAGCATAGTGAAACCCACCCAGCAGGGTCTCGCCTTCCGGGATGCCAACCGGTCGTGAAACCGACATAGCGGTCCCGTCGAAGTGGACTGCGTAGTCTGCGCCGGGGATATAGCCAGGCACTCCGGTGGCATCGAGATGGCGGGGGACTGGCGTGTCCTCAACGAATGTATAATCGCCAAAAATAGTTCCAGCTCTGATGACAAGGCTATCACGACCTGTAACATTGAAGATCGGGGAGTTCGTGTCAGGCCTAATCAGCTTTGGGTGTGTGCTCATATCGGTCTCCGATGGCTAGCCGCCAAGCAAATCTTCTTTGGCGGTGATGGGGTTGACGGGAATTTTGTTCAGAGATGGCGCCAGCTCATATTCGAGCGCGATGGCTATATCGGTAGGTACATTGAAGAAGCCGAGCGCCCCCTTGAATGGGATGAAGTGGATGGGGCGAACATCTCTAAGTTCCAAGCCGACGGGCCCGAAAAACCACGGTGATGCGCTGCTGCTGGTCAATCCGCTAAGTCGGGCGATGCCCAGAAATCCGCCACGGCGCAACTGGTCAAATGCTGGTAGGGGAATGCGGGTAGGCTTAGCGCATTTATTTGGCCTGGAATTCGTCAGGACAGCTTGGCCGATCTCAGTGTTGCGGTAGAAATCCGCAAATTCGCGATATTCCGCAACTGTCATTCCTGCTGCTGCATGAATGAGAAAGGATTGGCGCGTTATGGCTAAATCGACGGCATCACGATATCCCTGGTACCGTGGGGACCAATCGCGGTTTTCAACATCCTTACCGGCATAAAGGATGGCCCAGGCCCAAGGTTGGCGGATCGATAGTGCTTTCATGATGTCCACCTCACACTTTCATGGGCATGATGACGTGGATGGCGTTGTTGTCTTCGGTGTCGATCACGCGAATGGGCGATTGCGGATCCATGGTCAGGATTTTGACGGACCGACTTCCAATCGCGCTCAACGTATCGCGCAAATAGTTGGCGTCGGCACCGAAGGTGATCTCCCGGCCATCTATCTCGGCGTTGACATCTTTGGTTGCCACTTCACCGGTATCGGTGACGGCTGACAGCATGATGCTGCTTTTGGTGCAATCGATCCTGACCACGGTCGTTTTGCCGCTGAGCACGACTGACACGAGATTGATGGCCTTCAGGGCGGCCTCAGTCATAACGGTAGCGGTGTGCGTGTACTTTGCCACATCCGGGATGATGCATTCATATTCCGGAAAATCGCCGTCGATCAGCTTGGATGTCAGTATCGTGCGCCCGACAGAGGCCGAGATGCGGTTTGTGCATGCGGATATTTCCACCGCCGCCTTGAGATCATCCGTGATCCGATACATCTCCGTGACCATCTTTTCGGGCACGATGATGCCCGGCAGGTTTTCTGCGCCGGCCGGAAGGGGAGATGAATAGATGGCGGCGCGATAGCTATCGCATGCTGCGGCGCGCAGCGTGCCGGAGTAGTGCTTATGGAGATATAGCCCGCAAAGATAATAGCGCGTGGTTTCGCTGGAGATCGCGAACCGCGTCTTCGCGATCATGCGGAGCAGGTCTTCGGATGAAATATTGAATTTTGCCGTAAAGGCATCACCGCCAAGCTTGGGGAAATCCGCGGCTGGCAGAGTTGCCAACTCAAACCTGGCGGAGCCGCAATGCAGTTTAATGCGGTTGCCGTTGTTGGCGTCCTCGAAGCCGATCTCCGAGCCGGAGGGAAGTTCGCGCACAATGTCATATAGCGTTTGCGCGGGAACGGTGATCGCGCCGAAGTCATCAATCTGCGCGTCTATCCGTTCCGACATTTCCATGTCGCAATCCGTGGCGCAGATTTTGAGCTCAGTTCCATCCGCAGTCAGAAGCACGTTGTTGATGACGGGTATGGTGTTGCGGCGGGGAACGACACCCAGCACATGCTTCATAGCCCGCGTGAGAGCGGATTGATCGATGATGAATTTCATGAGGCAGAGTCCTCGGTAGCGCGACACTTGGGTGCGGCCGCGTAGGCTTTGCAGACGTCGTGGATTGAGCGACGGCTAGCTTCGCGCTCGATGAGCACAAGAGCTTCTTCGAATTGACCTGCGCGGATGAGGGGGGGCAGTGCTTCAAGGGTGTCGCCGTCATCGGTGCGGTAGCGCGTGAGCGCTTGAACCTCATGAAGCGCATTGTCTGCCATGCGGTTCCGCAGATAAGTAGCAAGCATGCCGCTTGCGCCGTTGCAGCCGGTCAAATACCCGAAGCTGGTACCGCTTCGAGCAAGTGCGCCAGCGGAACGCTTGGCCCCTGTGTCGGTCATATGCTGACCTCCTGCACCGATGGTTTGACCTGGCCATTATGGCTTTGCGGTGTCGGTCCGGTTTGTTGCGCCAGGCATGGCGCATGCAGAAGCTCGGCGTTCGTGACGCAAGTGTTGTCTTCGCAGACAGTAACGTGTTGCAGGCATTCGCCGAGCCACGTTTTGGTTTTGAGGCATGCGCAAAGCGCTTCCTGACCAAAACGAACATCGGTGTCATGCTTGGCCTGCGTGGCTTTCTCGTCACCGCATCCAGCAAGCATCGCTGTGATAGCAACCAATGCCGAGATCAGAACTATGTTGTGGTATTTGGTCATGGTCTGAGCTCCATTTTGAAGTATCCAGATGCGGCATATTTCGCGGTGATGGTATTGCGCAGGAGCTCGACTTCGCCCTTAAACATCACGTCGTCGCGCATCAGCTGTTCTACCCGGCGGCAGGCATGCAAGACGGTAGTGTGATCACGCCCGCCAAAACGGCGTCCGATTTCTGGCAATGAGCGCGTGGTTAGCTGGCGTGACAGATACATGGCCACCTGGCGCGGGCGGGCGATTTGACGGCAGCGCGAAGGTGATATGAAATCACTCTGGGTCAAATTGTAGAGATTGCTGGTCGAGACCATGATGGTATCGATGGTTGGGCGCGGCACCGCTCGGGGAGCACCGATGATGTGTTTCGCGAGTGTTTCAGGAGTGACCGCGTGGACGCTGCTTTGCGCATATAATGCTGCCATCGTCACCAGACCAATAATGGCTCTGGGCGTCATAGGCTGGCTCGCGATGGCGGCGATCACCTCATTATTCAGTGTCACGTTCCATTTTTCGGTAGCATGTCTGGCGTGCGCTTGAGCAAGCATCAGCCGCCGCTCGTGGTTCCATGGCTCCAGGTCGATGCGATAGCCATCTTGTAGAGATTTCAGGACTGATGCGGTGATCTTGTCGCGCAGCTTTTCCGGCGCACAATCGGCGGTAACGAGCAGGGGCTTTTTTTCGGCTGTGAATAGCCGCAGCGCGATATTCAATTCTGTCGCGCGGTTCGCAGCCAACGGAAGGTCATCGATCAAGAGGGCGTCAGCGCCGCTGAGTTCAGCAAAGAAGGCCGACAATGTGCCGCTGCGGCTGGCTTCGCAGATTCGCCGCATGAATTCCGGTGCCGAAAAATGGCGTGCGTTGAGCCGGTAATTTTGACAGGCGCGGGCGGCGACATTCAAAAGCGTGGTTTTTCCAAGGCCGGGGGCACCCTGGATATAGATCGTGTCAACACCCTTCGACGGACCTAGCAGCGTTTCGCGGACCACATCGATATCGGCCTGAAGGCGATGCGAGGTATTCAGTTCAAACCAATCGGTCATAAGGCATCTCTCCATTTGGCTCGATCGAGGCCACCGCTGCCGCGGCGGCTAAACAGGTTGCAGGTGGTCACTGCGGCCCCGAGCGCCCAAAAGGCCGACCGAGCTGTCGTTCCAGCTGCCGAGGTCCGCGCAGCGCGAGCCCGCGTTATCGTCGTTGAACCACGACCCGCCGAAAACGGAGGCACGCGGCTCGTCGGGATCTCCGTCGTGGCCCCAGTCCCACAGATTGCCGGTCATCTGCATCCCGCCAGATCGGCTGGTGCGCGGCGCATCGAGGCCCGTCTTCACCGGATCGCGCGGCGCGGCACTTTTCTCTGTCACGCCGTAAGCGGCGGCACGGAACTCGTCGTAGCTGAGAAGGGTCTTGCCGTGTGCGGCCAGCGCCGCTACCGCCGTGGCATAATCGAAGCGCGCAACCTTTTTGCCGTCGGCGCCGATCGGCAGGTCCGTGCCGTCCGCAATCGTCACGCCATATATGCTGCTGCCGCTTTTGAGATGATCGACGCCGAGCTTGTAGATGTCGTACCAGAAGCGCTTTCCGTTCACCTCGCACAGGGCCATGCCGCGCGGATCGGGGCAGGCAGGGCGGAAGCCAATATCCCACAGTGAGCAGGGATTGATCGCCGGAATATCATTCCCACCACTTTGCGCTATCGCATTGCCGCCTGGCGCGAAATGGAAGCCGCCAAGCAGCGTATCACCTTCCGGGATTCCGGCTGATCGTGAGACCGATAGAGCCGCTCCGTCGAAGAAGACGGCGTAGTCTGCACCCGGCATATAGCCGGGCTCTCCGGCAGCATTGAGATGGAGCGGGACCGGCGTGTCCTCGGCAAACGTGTGGCCGCCAAAGACCGTTCCTGCCATGATGACAAGGCTTTCACAGCCGGTGGGCTTGAAAATGGGTGCGTTTAAGTCCGGTCTGATCAATTTTGTAGGTATGCTCATACGCAATCTCCAATGGTTGGCTGCCGCATTTTGACAGCAGATGTCTGGATGGGAGCATTACGCTCCTTCCGCTGTGCGCGATCGAGGCGTCCGATGGCTGCGATGATGCAGGCAGCGCTGCTGATCAGTTCGTCGCGCTGGTTGGTGGGGGTAATGGCAGTGACCTCGCCATGCATGGTTAGGTAGAGCAGGGTAGGTTGGCCGCATATGTCGCCAGGCAGCATGCGATAGCGATGTTCCGCGCTTTGTTCGCCGCCAAGAATGGCGTAAGCGGCAGCAAGACGAGGCAGATACCAATCCGGCGCTTCGTCATCCTTGACGATGCTGTAACCACGGGTTTCAATCTGGTGTCGGCGCTTTGCGGCGATTTCCTCGACAATGTATTCGAATTCGGGAACCTGGCGCCGCCGGCGTCGCCATTCGTTGAAGCGGCGCAGCCCGTAAGAACGCACCACGCTGATCACCGACATAAAGGCGACGAACACGGCAAAACCGGACCAGGCGCGAACATCGACACTATGGATGCCGAACCAGCTTGCGATGGCATTGATGGCGAATCCGATGCCAAGGTTCTGCATGGATTCGGCAAGTGAGGCGCGGCGCGATTGGGCGATCATACCAATTACTCCGAAATACCAGCGTTCGTTAACTCCTGGAGAAGCGTGGCGCGCTGATCAGTTAAGTCGACTCGAAGAAGGGCTCGAACTTTCTTGGCCGTTTCAGCTGTCGGTAATGGGTCGATGTCGTCGTTAAGAAGGTGGTATCCGAACAGTCGTGACCGCCGTTCGCCGAGCGCGGTGATCGCTGGTGCCGCATCAAGTTCGTCCAGCTTTGCCAGGATTGAGCTCATGCGCTCAATCAATCGTGCTTTGGCGGCGTATTGGGATACTTGGAAAAGCTTCATGACACTTTCCCCTGAGCAGCACGTGGTGTGCGATAGATGCGGCTGACTTTGTTGGCGTCGGCAGAAACGACAGTGCCACCGATCGTGCGTACGCTGAGGCTTTCCACAGCGAGGGTATTGCCGCGGGCGGAAATCGTGCGACCCTGGATGTAGCCCTCGCGGCCATCGGATAGGCGGGCGGGGTCACCGATACGCCAGGCGCAATCTTGCAGTCCGGCGACTTGGAGTACCGAAGCGCGGGTGAGCAATGCAGTCATCAGTGAATCTCCATCGTGATGCCGGCGTGGATTTGCGATGTGGCGTTGACGGCAAGAGTGATGAACAGTGCGGATTCGCCGGCCATCACGATCAAGAGCGCGATCCAGATTGCGGCAGGATGTTCGGCAAAGAAGGCTTTGAACGGTTTCATCGCAGCAACATCCAAAGCGTAAAAGCGAACGTGCCGATGCCGGACCAAGCGGTCAGTGCGAGCAGGAAGATGAAGGGCACCCGATGATTGGGGTGGCGCTGCAGATCCTCCAAAAGATCAAATTTTCGCATAACGACTTCCTCCTCACCGCGCATTGCGTGCCGCGATGGCGTAGGCATTGAGGTCTGAGACGAACTTGTCCGCGGCACGATCCCAATTGAGCGGGCGAATTACGCTTTGCAGTGACCTTATGCCTTTGGCATGCGCGCGGGCGATGTGATCGGCGGGGCCTATGTCAAATTGGGAGCGCTCGGATAATTCCGCGCGCTCGTGCATGGCGGCGAACATGGCCATATGATCGTCGCCTGGGAGCGGGTTGAAGTCATGAAGGCCGAAGTTCGCCAGCATCTCGGCGCGCTGCTGGTAGCGGGTGTAGCCGCTCAACTCGCCGTCAAGTGCATCTTCGGCATGGTGAAGCAGGGCATATAGCGCTGCGCGAGGTCCTTGATTGAAGCCGCAGACTTTCAGCATCTCGGCCGCCACGACGCAGCAATGCTGGGCCAAAGAATAAAAGCATTCGCCTGTGAGCCCTGGGTAAACGGCTCGCTGCGCCAGCCGCAGAGCAACCGCTTTGGCTGTCAGTGGGGCCGGATTTGGGGAAAGGCGAGCAGTAGCTGGCATGGCGCGGCCCAAAAGATGACGGGGCGCACCGTAGGCTCAGAATTATGAGCCTGTCAACACTGTCGCGCTCAGAATTATACGCGGCCGGTAGGCAAGTGGTTGGCGAGAGGTTAACAGGCCTAAACCCTGTGGTGATTTTATGCTAGGGCAATTGCGGCAAGTTGGCGGGTATCATGAGCGAATCGGGATCGGCAGCGCGGGCGTTTCAATCCGGTTTTTTTGGCTGCTTCGGGGTATTGGTCGCGATGGTGGTGATCGTGGTGGTGATGATTGCGCCGTGGTCACGATCAAGCACGCCATCACAACTTGCCTCCGCGGTGCCACAGGCACCCGTCGCGCGAGAATGGGTGGAGCGGCGGGATGTTTCGAAGCTCAACGACAGCCCGCAATATTTCGCCTGGATAAAGCCTGAAGGTGAACACAAGGATAGCTATGGCAGCGAGATCGACCCATCGTTGATCATCCGTTGTATGGATCGGCATGTTGAGGTTGAAATCGATGCCGGACGATATATCGGAGGCATCGGCGAAGGTACTCTGGTCACGGTTCGTTTTGATGGCGGCAAGGCCACGCGCGAGCGTTGGTCACCTTCAGACGATCAAAAAGGAACCTTTTCGCCAAATGCGAAGCGGTTTCTGAAGCAGCTCGCCGGCGCAGACCGCGTTATCATCCGGCTGCAACCGGAATACCTGGCGGGTGATACTTTCGAATTTCGGGTCAAGCACCCTGCCGATCGAGTGCGGGAGGTCGCGAAGGCGTGCCGCTGGAATGCAGGTCTATAGGCGTCCGAAGCGCCAAAGAACGGGCCCGATAATATGGGCATCCGCTGCATCCACTTCATAAGGTGGAAAGACGTTGCTATTATCTGAAATGATGCGGAAGCGAGGGCGGCCACCGACGATGCTCTCAATCCGCTTCACCACAACGCCGATCCCATCCCACAACACATAGATCAGTCCGGGCTGGAACTCACGGGCATCGCTCATCAGGCGGATAATGCCAATGTCTCCGTCTTGGATCGTCGGAAGCATGGAGTCGCCCCGGAATTGAACGCAGCGCAATCGCGGCTGATCCGATCCGATCACCTGACTGATGATATCGCGCCGGACATAAAAAGGCGGCGCTTCCGGTTCCTCGACAATGGTAAAGCCGTTTCCAGCGCCAGCGCGGACCTCCAGACTCTTGATGCCGATGACATGTTTCATAGGGGACTCGGCCACGGGAATAGGTTCGCCTGTGAGTTCGGACACGTTCGCGTCTGCCGCAGCTGCAAGTTTCTGGAGCGTAGAATAGGTCAATGATGCCGTCGCACCATTCAGGAAATTATGAATAGTTCCTTCGGCAATGCGGGCTCGCTTCGCCCAAGGTTTGATCTTCAAACCGCGGCTTTCCATGAACTGCCTAAAAACTTGTCTGTTGTGGCCGCCAGGGTCGCTCATGGCGCGAACAATGGCGGGCCGAGTACAAACGACTAGCCCGGAATTATGAGCATCCCTTGTTCTCGCGGTTGACAGGCTCATAATTATGAGCCTATCACTTGCGCATGAGCACTGCGCCGTTCGCCGAACAATCCTTGGGCCTGGTCCGTCAAGCTGTTGAAGCCACGAGCAAAAAGCATGTGGCGGCAATCGCTGGGATATCGGACGCCATTCTCGCCCGGCTCGATGACCCCGATTTCAGCCCGCATTTGCGGACCCTGAGGAAGCTGGAAGCCGCTGCGCGGCAGGTACTTGGTCAAAAAGAGGACGCATGACCATGAACTCCAAAAAGCGTCCACAGTCTGGCATGCCTGCGAAGTTCCCGCTGCCACAACGTCGCGGCGGCTTTAAAGCAATCAAACCCCGCGCCCACGGCTCTGCTGAGGACGTGATCCGCCGCGCGGTGGACGAGGCTGGCGGTGCCGCCGTGGTGGCGCAGTTCTTCGAAGTCGATGAACAGATGCCATATCGCTGGTCGGACCCGACGCGGCGCGAGCAGCTGTCGGTCGGCCGCGCGTTGCGCATGACGCATTTCTTGAATGCAACGGCGTTCGCCGAAGCTTTCGCGGCAGCGGCTGGCGGCCTCTATGTGCCGGTTTGTGCTGAGAGCAATACGGGTTCGCTGCTTTCGTTGGGTGTTGAGTCCAATCAAGAGCTTGCCGATCTCATCATGCGGATCACGAAGGCGCTTGATGATGGCAAGGTCACCCAGAAAGAGCGCGACGGACTTTTGTTGGCTCTCGACGTGCTGCTGCGCACGCTTTGCGCAATGCGCGCCAATCTCACGGTTTCCGATGAAGGCGGTGCGCTGTGAACCGCCCTCGTTCCGATGCAGGTAGCCCCCAAGCCTGCATCTGCGCCGCCGGCTCTCCCCCTCTGCGTCCGGCGGCGCACTCCAATTGCTGCCGTAACGGGTGGTCATCCATGCGCGGCGGTTTCCGCGCGTTTTCCCCCATCCCCACGACTGGGGCCGCGTCGATCGGTGTGGCCCATTTTTCTGCAGGTGCGTGATGGCGCTGCGTGTTTCCAGGATCGCCAGCTTTGAACGCCGCTTCGCCGCGGTCGCCTTCGCCCAAGCCGAACGGCAGAGCAAACGCGCGCCGCATTCTCTCATCGCCAGCCTAGAGCTCCAGCTGGCCGCGCTTAAGGGTGCAAGCGACCTCGTAGCTGCACGCATTGCGCGGCTGAAAGGTGGTGCAGCATGAAGCGCAGCAAAAAGCGCATGTCGGCCCGATCGGAATTGGCGTTGGCTCTGGCGTTGGCGGCACGCGACATCGCCTATGCCGCTGGCCGCGCGAAGGCGCGCTCCGATGCTGAGTGCATTCCGAAATCGTTGCCGGAGAAATACCAAAAGGGGTGGGGCCTGATGGCCGCGCATGGCCGCGCCATCATGAAAATCTTGCCGAACTTGCCCGCTGAACAATGGCCGGAAACAGCCTCCGTTCTTTGCGAGTGCGCAGATGCCATCCAAGGCGGCACGACGCTGGTCTCGGATGTCTCGATCCATGACCGTCGCGGCTATCCCAATGAGAAGAGGCGCGCATGAAGGCGGAATTCGACCGGCGCGATCCCGTTTCGCAGACGAGCCTCAACTTTCACCGTTCGCCCGATGAGGCAATCCCAACCTTATTGTCGATCGACGAACCGGTTCTGCGGCGCTTCTCCCTGATCGCAGAGCTGTCGTGTGGAGACGGCGCATTGGTCACGCCCTTGCGGGCGCGAGGGTTTCGCGTCGTTGCTGCCGATCTCGTCGATCGTGGCTGCCCTGGTTCCCATGTGCGGGACTTCCTGGCAGAGGACACGAAGCACTACGTCGCTTCGCTGGGGCGGGCGGCGTGCGTTATGAACCCGCCTTTCAACGCGGTGGAACCGTTCTTGCTGCGCGCGTGCGAGCTTTTCGACTATGTCGCCTTCATTCTGCGGCTTCGCTATCTCGGGCCGCAGCACTTCGTCGACGACACCGGCACCAAAGACCTGAAGGGGCCGCCGATATGGACGCTGACGCGGATTCCTCTTGCACGGCTCATCATGCCAGCAAGCCGATGGCCAATGATGCACCGCGATGGCTATGAGGGCCCGAAAGTCAAAAGCGGCATGACGGACAGCTGCTGGTTCGTCTTCGAAAAAAATCATCGCGGCGCGCCGCAAATTCACCGTGAACCTGATGCCGAAATTCTGCAGAGGACGTTCGGCGATGCTTAGCGTGGTGTATTGGGCCAATTACCGCTTGGTGCGCCAACGCGCGCGCCCCATGTCGCGCGAGGAGCGCAATCGCTTCTTCGCAGCCAGCCGCATGGGCCCAATCCTTTACGCCATTTCTTGCGCGGCGTCCTTCGCGCAGCCGTTACCAAACAATGACCCGAAGGAGGTCAAGGATGCCTGTCTATCCCACGTCTGAGCAGTGCAGTCTCAGTGCCCTTGATGTGCTCGCGAGAGAAAAGAGCAAAATCGAGCAAGATATCCAGTATCACACCGACCAGATCATGGCCCTCGCCAAGCAGATTAATGAGCATGGGACGTCATGTGAATTGGCATCGAAGAGCTTGAAAAACATCGATGCGGCAATTGCTCGGCTTTCAACTTCAAAAGGGAAGGTAGAGGTCGAAACAAATATCGGTGGTATCGGAACATTCAAAGAGGCCTTCGAAGTCGAAGCGCTTTACGTTGATGGTAAGCGGATTGCTGGGGTTGGCCAATGATCACTCCTGCTCCCGGAACACAATTCATCCCGCTCGCACAGACGCGGCCGATTTCCGAACATCCGATGTATTCCGGAAATCCCCGCAAATGTGGTGCTGAAGTCGGCCTAACGCAGCTCGCTGACACCCTTTATGAGCAGACGCAGCTCCAGCCAGGGCGAGCCATTCCTTCAAAGGATGGAGAATTCGTCTGGGTCTATATCGGCCAACGCCGCCGAGCCGCTTTGCTGCTCAATGCCGACCGCCATGACGACGCTTCCAAGGTGATGGAGCTTTCGGTCGACAATATCGGCATTGACGACGCGTATCGGCGTTCGCTTGCTGAGCAGGATCAGCAGCTCCCGCTTAATGAAGTGGATCGCTATGAAGCCTTCGCCGACATGATCGCGCGGGGCGACACGGTCGACCACATCGCCAAGTACTTTTGCGTCAAAAAGCTCGTTGTCGAGCAATCGATCGCTCTCGGTGGTGCGCTGACCCCTGAAGTGCGGGAGGCTTGGCGGGCCGGCGAGATAGGGAGAGAGGCTGCGCAGGCCTTCACCTTGGCGCCTGATGCGCGTTCGATGAATGAAGCCCTCGGCAAGCTGCGCCGTTCTCATCAGCTTCAGGCCTATCATGTTCGGCAAGCGCTCGGCGCCGGCAGTGGCGAGGCAGCGCGCTATGTCGAATTCGTCGGACTGGATGCATACCAAGCCGCGGGCGGCAATGTGCAACGCGATCTCTTCGGCCGGAATCATCGCGTTTCCGATCCGGTTCTTGCCAAGTCTCTGGCCATGCAAAAGCTACGCGACGAGTGCGAACGGCTTAAGGGTGAGGGCTGGGCCTGGGCAGAGCCTGAAGACGAATTGCCGAGCGCTTGGCGGGCGTGGGCCATTTCGGAGCCAGACATTGAAGCGACTGAGCCTGAGACGGCGCGGCTGCTTTCGATCGAGGAGGAATTGCAGCGGCTTGATCAATCCTTTGACGATCCCGATTCCAAAGAGATTGGTCCGAGTGAGGAAGAGGACGAGCGCTATGGTGTTCTGCAAGCAGAGCACGCCGAAATTCTGCTTCTGGCGAAAATGCGATCCTTCACTGAGCGACAAAGGAAGAAATCAGGGTGCGTCCTGTTTATATCGGCGACAGGCACTCTTTCAGTGGTCCCCGGTGTGATCCGTCCCGCAGAGCCCCGTACCGCGAAAGGCAAGGTTCTGAAAGACGAAAAGGGCGAAGCCGAAGAGGCGCAGCGCGTTCCACGGGCATTGGCAGAGGCCGACGCGCCAGCGCCGAAGGTCGCGATGATCCCGAATGCTCTGGCGCAGGATCTCGCCTTGGCGCTCAACAAGGTGGTGGCGACGGTCTTGGCAAAGGATCCAGACATTGCACTGGCGGTGGCTTTGGCGGCCTTTGCTGAAAACGTTCCTGGTCGAGCGGTTTCGCTGCGTCATGAGGGGTATGGCAGCGCGGCGCTCAACCTGACGGGAGATAAGACTTTCGACGAAAATCTGGTGCTGTTTTCCATGATGGGCCTGCAGAACCGGCTTGCGATGCTGGCTGAGGTGGTGGCGGCCTCGCTGTGCTTCCGCGCCAATAGTGCAAAAGAACATGCGATGACGGATCCGGTGGTTAGCGCAATCGTTCAGTGTCTCCCGCGAGATGCGCTGACAGAGGCCCTTCGCGACAGCTTCCCGGATGACATCTACTGGGAGAAGGCGCCGAAGGCCATCATCCTCGCCGCCATCGAGGACATGCTGGGGCGCGAGCGCGCCGAAGCGATGAGTGATGAGAAAGTCGTCGATCTCCGCAAGATCGCGGCCGAAGAGGCCTTCAAAACGGGCTGGCTTCCGCCGGAACTCCGGCCGCCGGGCGCCTTCTGGGACGGCAAGCAGCCGCGTGCGCTTCCTAAGCCCGAGAAGGATGCGGCTAAGCCAAAAGCCAAAGATGCCAAGGCACAGCCGAAGAAGCCGGCCAAGAAGCCTGCGCCGAAGAAGACGGGAAAGAAGGGAGCGAAGAAATGAGCAGCTATGAAGGTTGGGCGCGGTTGGAGTTGATGGGACACCGCCAGCGCGTCGGCTTCATCAAGGAAGCGGAATGTTACGGCGGCAAGATGCTGCGGATCGACATTCCTGTGAACACACTCGATGGAGAGAGCATCACCGAGTTTTACGGCTGCACTTCAATATATGCGCTGACTCCGATCTCGGAAGATGTCGCCCGAACCTATGTCAGGTGCGCCGGTGATCCCCGTCCCATCAAACCTGTCGAGTTCCGTCTCACCGATCAAAGTCCGCCCCGTGTCGTCGCTGAGACCGCGGAGGGCGATGAAGAAGACATTGTTTTCTGAGGTCTGACATGGCGCGCGAGGGAGCAGTTCGGGCAATTCCTGGTGGCTGTAAGCCGAGGCAGGCG